CGTAGGAGCGCACAAATGGCAATAGGGGACTATGATGATAGTCAATACCTTGAGGCGAAGCGTTGGGACCTTGGTATACCTAACTGGAGGGCTATGTCTAACAATAGTGTTGTATGCAACGATATCGCACTTTTACCCGAACAGTTTTGGGAAGGATATCATGGAAATGGCGAACCATATGGTCTCATCAACCTTAAATTGGCTCAAACAATTGGACGTACAGGAGATACAAGATACCCTGATCCAGATGTTCAAGGATTTAACCCATGTGCTGAACAAAGCTTGGCAGCGTATGAAACATGTTGNTTAGCTGAAATACATTTACCNAACATAGAGTCACAAGAAGAGTTAACAGAGGTNGCTTTATATCTTTACAAGATTAATAAACACTCACTAACTTTGCCATGTCACGCAGAGGAAACGGAAGCCATAGTCCATAAGAACATGAGAATGGGTATAGGTATTACAGGTTATTGCATGGCTACCGATGAGCAAAAGTCTTGGCTACCTGAAACCTATGAGGAGCTAAGAGAGTTTGACGAACAATACTCTATAGAAAAAGGGTTTCCACCTAGTATTAAGTTGACAACAGTTAAACCTTCTGGCACACTAAGCTTATTGTCAGGCGTTACACCAGGAGCACATCCAGGTTTTAGCCACTACCATATTCGACGAATCCGTATGGCTTCGGATAGTGCTCTGGTTAACGTTTGTAGACAAAACGGTTACAAGATAGAGTTTCAAAGAAACTTCGATGGCACCGACGACACTAATACAATAGTTGTAGATTTTCCGTCTAAGTTTCCAGAGAATACTTTGGTTTCCAACGACATGTCGGCTATTGAACAATTAGAATTAGTGAAAAAATTACAGGAAGAGTGGTCTGACAACGCTGTGTCTGTAACAATCTACTACAGGAAAGAAGAATTACCTTCAATACAATTATGGTTAAAACATAATTATAACAACAACTTAAAGACAGTCTCGTTTCTACTACACTCGGACCATGGTTTTGATCAAGCTCCACTAGAAGAAATAACTAGACAAGAGTATGATGATATGATAAAATCAACTAAACCAATTGACAATTGTGAAGTCAACGAAGAAGACATCAAAGGTAGTTTCGAATGTGCTACTGGTATGTGTCCGATTAAGTGAGGAAGTATGGAATACAAAGGCATTTACAAAACACTAACTAACGATGCATATCATGCAGAAGAAAAGCATCTTAGTTCATCTAACTTAAAGATGTTATTAAAAGATACTAAACAGTTCCATAAGGAAAAAATCCTAGGAGAACGTGAACCATTAAAAGGAGCATTTTTAGATGAGGGTTCTTATACTCATTCTCTTATACTCGAGCCTCATCTTGTGCCTGAAGAATATGTATTCTTTGATGGTAATAGAAAAGCAGGAAAAGTCTGGAAAGAGTTCGAAGCAGAGCACAAAGATTCAGGAAAAATCATCTTGTCCAACGCCCAAAAAATAAAGGTAGAAAATTGGGTAGAGTCTTATAAGAAAAGACCAGAGGCAGTTGACTTAGTTACTAATTCAAACAAAGAGTTTTCTCTTTTCTCTGACATGCTAGGAGTTCCCCTTAAGGTGAGAGCTGATATTATTAACATTGAGAAAGGTTTCATAGCCGATGTTAAGACTACAGCTTCCGACCCCGATGTTGACACCTTTAGGTTTACAGTCGAACAATATGGTTACGACTTGAGTGCAGCATTATATGTAGATTTATTCTCAAGACGGTATGGAAAACCTTTTGACTTCTACTTTATTGTGCTAGGTAAAAGAACCCAGACATGTGAAGTCTACAAAGCTTCCGACTTAACCTTAGGTAAAGGTAGAAAGAAAATGCTAGACGCAGTTAAGATATATAAGAAATGTTTAGAGTCTGGTAAATGGACAGATGAGGAAAAAGAAGTTAAGCCTATAACCGATTATGAAATATTGGAGGTCTAAGTGTCTGAAAGAGAAGAAGAACTGCAATCCCTACTTGATATTTATACTATGTTAAAGAAGGATGATTCAGAATTTAACTTATACAAAGACTCAAAAACGCTTGACGAACTAATTGAAAAAGCGCAGAATGAGCTTAAGGAGCTTAAAGATGAGTAAAGACATTGAAGAGAAAAACAGAAAGGAAGCAGACAATTTTAAGAAGAAAGCGTTTAAAGTAATCAACACAGAGGAAAGTATTCAGACCAAGATTATAAAATTACTTGACAAACAATTACAAATTTTAGATGATGAGGTCAACCTTTTAAAGTTTAAGATTACCCATAAAAAAGTGGGTGATGAAGAGTTAGAAATTATTTACGAGTCCTTAAAAAGGGACTTAAATTTGGAGGATTAAATGGGCAAAAGAAATTTTAAACCAGTAGACGCAAACGCTTCACTTGGAAGCATTACTTTTATCAGACCATCGAAGTTGGCAGAGGAGGGCAAAAGTGGAGTTATCCTCGAAGGTACTTTTGTAGAGTCCCTACCCAATGCCTTTGACAAGGAGAAGCTTGACTACAAGTTCTCGGATGAGTCAGGAGGAATCATTATAATTAATGGTGCAGGAAATCTTAACTACAAAATGAAGTTAGTTAACGCAGGAGACTTTGTACAAATCTCTTATAATGGAAAGAAAGAGATAACCAAAGGAAAGATGAAAGGGATTCAAGCCCACAACTTCGAAGTCCTAAGAGACGAAGAAGAAGAATAAACCTTAAGACATTGGGGGGNNNCATGTCAGTTATAACCGATGCNAANCATAAGGAATATCANAGAGCNATNNANATGCTNAATGGTGANACTAAAGANTGGGCATACGATNTCGAGNCNGATGGGCTTGACGTTAGGAATGGAAACATAATTGGCTTTGGTATCTCCAATGGTCTTAAGGGATTTTATTTCTGTCATCAATACTACGAGGATGGAAAGTTCCACGAAGTTTTAAGTAAAGAAGAATGTCTTGTAATATTAAGACTATTAAAGAATAGAAAACTAATAATGTGGAACGGTTCATTTGATATTCGTTTCACTTATCATTACTTTGGTGTAGACTTGTTAGATAGTCTCTACATCGAAGGGATGTTATCAAAACATTGTATAGACGAGATGCAACCATTTGGTTTGAAAGAAGTAGGTGTTCAAATCTATGGAGACCAAGAGAAAAAACCACAACTAGATTTAAATGAATCTATAAAAGCTATGGGTGGTAAACCAGGAAAGGACCTGTACAAAGGTGATAAAGACTTGATCGGTAAATACTGTATTCAAGATTGCCACCTAACGTTTAGAATAGCTTTTCATTATGTTACTAAAATGGATAAACAATTGGAAAACTTTTTCTTTAGGGATGAAGTTATGCCATTATATAAAGAAGTTACTATACCAATGGAGATGTTAGGTATTCCATTAGATATCAAGGGTCTAGAGCAACAAAAGATTGATATTACCACAGATATCAATAAGTTAGAAAAAGAAATACAATCTCAGATTTCCCCCCTTATCAAAGATGTATTTGAACCTTGGTATTTAAAAAAGACCTATCAACCTAAAAGGACTGGTCCGTTTGCACAAGCCCTATGCAAGTATGCGAACCTGTCCCTTCCTCGTACTGGCTCTGGAGCCTACTCTTTAACTAGAAAGGCTCTGGAGTCCCTAGAGGATTCTATTTACAAAGATTTTTTACAGGAGAAGTCCTGGCTTCCTGACAATGTAGTTAGGGAAATACAATTAACTATGGTTAAAGGCTATATGTTTAACCTTCAATCTAATCACCACCTAAAGAAATTATTCTTTGAGACTTTAAACGAAACTTCAGTCTCCAAAACTCCTACAGGACAACCACAAGTCAATGATGAATTTATGGAGCTTATGGCAGAGAAACACGAGTGGGCTAAACTCTTAATCGAGTACAATAAGTTGACTAAGATCAAAGGAACTTATATTGAAAGGCTTTTAGATAAAGCAGATAATGGTAGGTTCTATCCTTCATTTAAACAACATGGAACTATTAGTGGGCGTTATAGCTCCGATTTACAGCAAGTTCCAAGACCACTAGAGGATTCACAGTCTACTCCACTAGTTAGGAAATACAATAACCAATTACGGAAAAACTTTATAGCAGGAGAAAATTATGTTTTTATCGATAGTGATTACGAGTCTCTTGAGCCTCATGTCTTTGCTCATGTTTCAGGAGACACAGGACTTAAGAATATTTTTCATTCCGGTAGGGATTTCTATTCTACAATCGCTATTGCTACTGAAAAGCTCAATGGAGTTTCGGCAGTTAAAAGCGATAAGAATTACCTCGGAAGAGTACAACAAACAACTTANNCAAAAGGCTAAAGACTACAGCCTCGGAATACCCTATGGACTCGGGGATTATGGACTCTCAAAGTTAATAGATGTTAATCAATCGGAAGCTAAGGAACTTATAAAAAGTTATCTAAAGGCATACCCACAACTAAGCTCCTGGATGGAACGCACTAATGAGAGGGTTAAGACTATAGGAAATGTTAAGTCAGAGGCAGGTAGAGTTAGGCATATGCCAAAAGCTCCTGTAATTTGGAACACAAATGGACCTATAATCTTAAACAGTTTAAAGCTATGGGAAAAGTGGAATGGTTCAAAGAAGTATGCAGATAAGAAAGAAGAAGCTAGATTGTTTAAAAAAGCTTTGAACAATGGAAAGAACTTTCAAATTCAATCCCTCGCAGCCTCTATAACTAACAGAGCTTGCATAGCTATAGCAAGAGAGCTTAAACGTAAAGGTGTTAAGGGTCATGTGTGTGCTCAAATCCATGATCAAATAATAGTGAGAGTACCAAAAGATGAGGCAAAAACGTGGCGTAAAAGTGTACAATTTTTGATGGAGAATACTTATAAACTATCAATCCCATTAAAAGCTCCAGCAGAAATAGCCCTTGATTTTTATGAGGGNCATTGATGAAACAATTAGTTAAATGGATTGTAGACTTTATCATTTCGTTTATAAAAGACTTTATGGCTAAAACTAAAATTAAAAAATTAGAGGACGAGGTGAAAGATGCAACCGATAAAGCAGACCACGATGTGGACAGGGCTAACCAAGATTATCATGAGTTTATGTCTATATACTCTGATTATCAATCCGACCTTAAGCGCAGAGGACATGGAGAAGTGTCAACCGTGCGTGAATCTCCTAGAGAATTGCGTCGAGGTAGCGAAGAAACAGAAGAAAGCAATAGACAGTCAAAAGATAGTAATAAAAAAACAGAAAAGCTTGATAAATGAGCAAAAGAAATATATAGTAAAGAAGGAAGCAGACGCCTCTATTAGTAAACTTATATCGGGAATACTAAGTTTTGTAAGTATCCTATTGATTCTATTGTGAAAATTAAAATCAGTAAATATAACTATAACAAATGCGTAGATTTCGCTAACAAACAACTTAAAACCTCTGCTAAACTCTATGCCTATAGAGGTGAGAATAAAAAAGAAAAGATAATTTATGACATAATAGTAGGCAAACTTGCAGAGTTGGCTGTTACTAAGTTTTTAAAATGCTCTAAGCCAGACTTTACTATCTACGAAAGAAAGAAGAAATCATATAGTCCAGACTTAAAGCTTGGAAATCTTAGGATTCACGTTAAAGGACAGTCNGAAGAATCTATTCAAAGGTANGGACATTCCTGGTTATTTCAAAGAGCTGANCAAATTGTGAGGAATGCAACGCCATATGATGTTATAGTATTAACTGCTGTTAGTGTTAGAAAGTTAGAAGTAAATGTATTAAAGCTCATAAGAGCTAGAGAGATTAACAAATGGGGCGAATGTAAAGTTCCCCAATATAGGCACTCAAAAGTTGCCTTGTATTTAGAGGAGATAAAAGATGGTTACGATCATTAAACAATCTGGAAATCCAGTAGACGAAGGAGATGCTAAAAGATTCTTAAAAGAATGGAAAGAAGGGTTTGATGAACTTTTTGAAGCAGATGGAGACATGGCTATTGTTACCGAAAAAGCCCAGGCATATGAGGAAAAGTTATTAAAAAAGTATAAGATAGAGAGAAGTGTAGAGCTACCAAAGAGTATGAAGGCTTGGAAAGGTCTCTTAGAAAAACATCATAGTGGTATAATGGTAGACGTTCATGCTAAAACAGGAGAACTTATGTTCGTTATCCTGGACTTAGGTCTTTAATCTGAAGAGAAACCTTAATCTTAAAAGACTTGCCCACTCTCTTCTTTGAAGTTAAGTGGGTAATGTACTTATCATCTATGTTAAGATTCTTAGCACCATACGGACTCGGACGATCGTAAAGCATAGGCAGAAAATCCAAGTCTATCAAGGGCTTTTCTATGTTAGATAGATCATGCGCCCTAGCAGAGATAGGTCCTTCCTTCGTATGCAGTACGTGTTTGGGGTAAAAGAAAGTTAAATCTACTTTGTAGAC